GCGTTTGGGGTTTCGGGTACACCATTGATTCTTCCTGGAGAAACGTATGAGGGTGAAATTTTAAACCTGAACCCTGTACCTTCCATGACTATATCGTATACCATTTCCAATGATACTAAATCAGTCTCATTTCCGGGTGGTGTCTTTAAGATGGGAGAATCACTCGCATCGTCATTCTCCTCATCGTCTGGTTTGCGTACAACGTACGTCGACGACAAGTTACGAGTATTCAATGACAGCATTTTTGATATCACGTTGAGATTATCCGGAACGACCGTGGGTGAAATCGGGCTCAGTGACAGTGACATTTTGATCTCGCCGTCGTCGTATCATGATGGCACTACAGACGTAATCGGTATCATACCCGCCATTACTTTCACGATTCAAAATATTGAGACGGCCGCCATCAGTTTACCGAACCGCTCCTTCGCGAACGGGGACGACCTCGCCTCGAACATCACCGACCACGTCAGTGGTTTCATTGTCACCTATGACTCCAACACGAATGCGTTGTCGTGGTTGAATGATGGCAATTACCCAGCAGTTCTAAAGTTTGGTGACGGTGTGAATGCTCGGTACGGACTGGGTACGTTGGACGATGTTTCCAACCTTATCACATCTAATTTTACAACACCCCACCAAGTGTTTGGGTTACCACCTCAGAATATAACGATCGCACAAAACGAAAGTTTTACGGGTGGTAGCATCAATCTAGAAGGTCCGAATGCCATGATGTTACGTTTGGGAACTGGATCCGAGACCTTCAATAAAGATGTCTACATTCGAGAACCGTTCTTCACTGGACAACTTCTATTAGATGGCCCCTTCATCAAACATAGCATCGATGATCCCATCGAACACACATTCTTCTCGGGACCACAAAAGAATTTGAAACAATTACACATCACCTTCTTCACGATGAGTCAGGGACGTCTCATCCCCTACGATTTTAGAAATCAGGAACATGTACTGAAATTTAGAATCGAGTGTAACACTGGAAAATTTAAAGCCATCTCGAAGCATACAGCTTCAGATGTTGGGGTTTTACCACCGCCTATAAGCATCCCCGAAATAGAGGATCCGTATAGATGGAATCAGCAGTACATACTGATTTCTATCATCGCATTCTTGGGTATATTCATCCTGTTCATCACTCGTAAGAGAACTTAGCGGGTGATGGCGTACACGGGGGCGACGGGCTTCTTCACGGTGGGGGAGAAGCGGGAGATCACGAGGTACACGACGACCGACAGGAGGGTCGTGAAGAGGGCGGTGAGACCGTAGTGGAGACCACCGTTCTTCTGGACGCGGACGATCTGGTTGATCGCCCAGCGGACAAGGTCAAGCCACGAGATGGCAGCCGCGAAGGAGAAACCCGCGACGACAGAGTTGAGGGACTGGGTCTGGAGTTCCTTGGTGAGTACCTGGACAGTTTCGATGGCGGGGCCGGACATTTATTGTAGGCATAGAAAATTATTCTGGTAACAGTTCAACTTCTGTTAGGATTTTTTGATATTTTTGTATGGAATACCCCCTCGTCACCTGGAAATTTTCTTCTGTATCACAGTCTGAGTCTGAATCGGAACTTGAATCTTCATCGATGATTTTAAATTCATTGCTCGTCCATCCCTCTGGGTCCATTACTATTAACAGCATTTTTTAACATCTCTTCTGCCGGGCTTTGAGGGATCCAATCATTCCAATGATCATAGGCTTCGTTAACTTTAATAAATCTAGAATCATCTCCTGAGTACCTGATAAACGGTGGACACTCATCGTCATTCACTTCTTCCAAAGAGTCATCGTCATCCTCCTCCTGGTTGTCGTATATCTCTGGAAAAAATGAACCGATGTGATCACCCACAGTATTCATAGCACAATACTTTGTGGCATATTCAACATCTTCTGCCGTGACGGTGTCACGACCTGTTGCTTTACAGTATTCACATGCGATGAGCATACTTCGTTCGATGACGGGTGTCATTATATCAATCATTGACGTAATGTATTGTTGTTCCATTACGTATTAAATATCATTCGCATCATACCTTTATCCAATCTAAGTATGTTATAACTTAAGGCGTAGACGTGAAGTGTTCGGTCATAGGTTGTATTTTCGGTGACATTGGCCGTGATCAATTGATTATTGATGAGGCTAAAGTTCACCTGTCCCGTCGGTTGTGCCTGCTCAGGTTCACATGCGAAACTGTAACTGTAGAATCTTCGTATGAGTGGTGTTTTGGAATGATGGATTGCGGGCTGAATAGACTTGAGAAATACAAAGTTACCTGTATCCTTATCAAGAATTGGTGTATCGTTGAGCGACAACTCCAAACTTTTCAGATTTTCGTAGAAGATGAGTTTGTTCTCACTCGTGATCTTGTCGTTGTCGTAGTCAAAGGGTGACACGAAGTCCTCATATCCCTTATTGTTGACCCGTCTGATCACAAAATACAATTCCTTGACTGGATTCACGAATTGTGTTCTGATCTTGTGAGACTCTATCGACTTTGGTATAGTGTAGGTACCCTGCTGTAATTGTGTGATCACGTAATCCTTTTTATGTTTTTTTATGAAGGTCCGTTCGTACTCGTCAAGAAACACCATCTCTAGGCAGACTTTACAACTTTTAATCTGGTTAGGGAACAGTCTAGAAAACTCCTGGTCGACGTTGACGATGATGGTTTCGGTCTGTTTTATGATCTGTTTGGTACGTGTCGACCTATTTGGAAATGATTGGTTATAATTAAACAATGATATTAAATAGTGCCCATTAGGTGATACGTGACCAATGCCACCTGTCTGACTGGTACTCGTATCGTTTTCCTGGAGTATACGTTTCCACGTCAAATCTTCGTATGTGTATATACGGATGATTGTACGATCGGGTGTAGATTCACTTGATACATATGATAAAGTATTACCATCATCAGTCATGTTGAATTTTTTGAATGTGTCCAATCCGACAAATAATGACGACTTGTTATTCCAACCACTCCCATCGTATTCGTATATATAGGTAAATGTCGACGTAACGAATACGGCTATTGTACCGTCTTTAGATAGAGCGAAGTCCAATACATTCGTCAATGTTGAAATTGGTAAACTCGAAATGGTACCATTTTCGGTAACCGTAAATATACGGATTATTTCGCTTGTTGCGTCGTATTTTATAAATCGGTTCAAATCGTGTGATACTGCATATATGGGAAATGGGAAGGTGTTTTCTTCTATGGTTCTGATAAATAGACCCGTAATCGAATATATCCGAATCGTGTCATCATAAACAGTCATGGTTGTTTCATCGTTGGATATCTGAATATCCTTACCCACTATAAAGCTGTTAATGTTCGGAGTTGTGTCGTCAATATAAAATATGTTTCTGTATTTGTACAAACCATACAATTCATATATAAATATCTTGCTATTGACCCTATCAATAATAGACACAAATCTACCTGGGGTAGAAATAACAATCTTGTCTATAATACCACTCCCAATAGAGAAGAAATTATTGGTCGTTGATTCTCTATATTCGTTGAATGAGAATACGGGTGATATTCGCGAATAAATGCGAGCGAACGTTCGTATCACAGTCGCTTTAGTGAGTCCGTTATCAGAAATGTAAATATCGGAAATCGGTCCAGCTATGAAATTTGTAATGTTCGTTCTATATCTCGTATCTTCATTTAAAAGTTCCACTTCTCGTGTATCGAGTCCCAATGCCTGATAGCCCGCACCATATACATTAGATCCAGTATCTACTATATCTTCTACACCTTTAATAACGATGTCGTCATAATTTTCCACTGATCGTGTAATCTGTTGAAGTTTGATGTAGTCGGTTTCGTTGGGTGCCTTTTTGATTGTAAGTATAGTATTCGTGTCATCTACACCTGAATATATACCATCACTACCTTGGTACCTGTATACCTCACTCCATTGTGTCGTGAGTGTGTTATAATTGTATAATATACCCACACCCGTAAGGGTGATGTTGTATGGTTCACTGGCGTTATATACGAAGAAAGATGTTCCACTTTTAGTAATGGATATCTGATCCAGTTCATATAGGATTATATTCTGACCAAACCTCAACCATGCATCTATATATACATACACGAAGATTGTGTCGACTCTGGCTATGAAAAGTTTTGACCCGTCATAAGAAAGTAGTATTCTGTAAGTTTCACCTGTCTGATCTTTCAATATGAAATCACCCACCCGAATATTTGTACTTCTATCTATTACTTCAATAAAAGAGTCATTTTCTATAGCGTAAACATTACCACTCCGTGAAATCGCAGCCAGGTTACTGATACTCCTAAAATCGTAGCCAGTTCCATTCCATTCCCATAGACCGTAGCCTATTTGAGCAACGACGTTGCCGTCATCCGAAAAATGGACATCACCTGATACACTATCAGTTGACCTCTGTACCCACTGATCATCTTCGTAACGGTAAATACCCGACGAGTTCACGATGACATTCAATGCGGGTGATACGATACCGTCACCAACGAAGGTCGTCTGTCCTGTAATTTCGATGCTGTTATTGACGTTAGAAGCGAAGGATAATCCATCATTCGATACAACCATGATATTGGACGTAAGTACTTCATTCGACTCAACTTCGTAGTCCAGGGTAACTGTTTGAACAGCGTCGTCGACAGGTGGGTCCGTCCTGACGACACAGTCTTCAATTTCCCTAAACTTAATCTCGATGGTGACTTCTTGGTAGCACATGGCACAGAGTGGGATGGCAAGTTCTGGTTTCTGGTAAAAGTAAAAGGGTATGTCGATGAACAGTTTACGAGATGTCGTGGCAGGTCCAAGATGTCCCAAGATGACACCACTCGCCACCGGCACATTCGACGTACGATCAGGGTATTTACCAATCAATTTTTCGAGGGCTTTCTGCTTGGTCTGTGTATAGTTATGTTCGGAGTATATCTGTAGATAGTCACTCGGGATATGTTGAATTTTTTCATCTCCGATGTACATGTCGACGTATTCAATCATGGCGTGACCGATCGATTCGACGTATCCAATGCGAGTGATTTCGGCTTCGGCTATGGGATTTAGTTCGACGTCCAAACTAATCGTCTTGATCAGATCACCTTGATCTTTAGGAATGGTGAGACGGACCGTCTTTCCGAATTCTGGATCACCGTCAACATCCAGCTTTACAAACTGTGTCGTATAATTCGTGTGTTTTTTGAATAACTGCACGAAGTGTGAATAGTCTGGTTCTTCCGTGAAGTATATGTCCTGGACACCCTTCGTTGTAAGCTGAATGCGACCAGCCATTACTACTATACCCCTTTAAAATTTTAAACCTGCGAGACCGCTCTGGATGTGTAGAATGTTGTAGTTGATGGCGTAGACCTTGACGAGTACGTCTTCGATAGAGGGTTCAATGGTGATCGTCATACGTTTGTGAAAGATGCGACTCATGTTCACGTGTCCCGATGGTGTGTGTTGTTCAGGGTTATCAGCAAAACTGTAGACACCGAACGCGTACCCCTCCTCTGGACTATTCACGTGATGTAAAAGTGGTTGTTCGTAGGTCATGAATAAATGGTCAGCGTCGATGACGTTCATATCGTTAAAGTCCAATGTGACATGTTCAACTTTTATGTGCTCTTCTCCCTTCTTACCGATGAACAACAATTCTCGAACAGGATGTTTGAAATTCAGCATGAAGGTCTTGGTGATTTCACCTGGTTTGAAAAGAATCTGTGACACTTGGAGTTGTGTGATGAGGTACTCCAGGGGCATGGACTGGAGATACATTCGTTCTTCATCACTCACGAAAACAAACTCTGTATCCAGAGACATGTTCTTTATGACCGAGTCAACACCAGACGAAGGAATCGTTCCATTGATGATGGTCTCCAATGGATTAAGTTTAATCACGACTTCGACGAGTTGTTTAGAGATGGCTGCCGTCGGTATCGACAGTGGGGATGCTCTGTTAAAATAGAATGGGATATCTATAAAGAAGGTATAGTCACCCGTGTAATCAAGAACCTGACTTCCGTGACCGTTCAGAAAGTACAGCGTCTGTTCAGCATCATCGATCGTATTTTGAAGTTGTTGTTGCATGTACATGTACTCTCCGGTCACACGTTCGATGAGTTGTCCACCAATGTACAGGTCAACTGTATCTATCAATCGCGTACAAAGAGACGGTACATATGTCAGGCCACCACCAGGTGCAGTCAAAAGAAACTTGACCGTCATACCCTTGATGAGGTCGCCTTTATTCTGTGGAATGATACATCGTAGTTCCTTCCCAAAGTCGACAGTGCCATCGAAGGGTGTTTCGATTTGTTCCAGAGCAAACTTTGTGTGTTTTTTAAACTTTGTGAGAAAGTATGAAAAATCTGGATCACCTGTGAGCCAACGATCCTGAACGCCGGTCACTGCGAGTTTTGCAACCCCGGACATATCTACTATGTGTGAGTAAAATTTTATGAAATAAAACGGGACACTACAGTAGAATGAATCTTCAGTTGAAGAAATTCAACCCCGCGACCATGACAGATGATCGTGTGTGTGTCTTCATAGGTAAGCGTAACACGGGGAAATCAACATTGGTCAAGGATATCATGTTCCACAA